CTTCTTTCGGTGTGGCTTCTATGGCAAGCCTTTTCGGTAGCCTTAGAGACGGAAGATTTCAAGACAACAACTCAATAGAACTCCCTAGTAACGAAGGTAGCGAAGGGCTTAAGGCTCTTGTGCAACAATTGATTACTTGGAAACCTGAGACTAGAAACCCAACAGACTGTGTTATGGCTCTCTGGTTTGCTGTCATCCGCGTCCGCGAATTGATGCAGCAACACTCACAGTCAGCTAAATGGATGCAAAACCGATGGGCTACTCGTGCTCAGACGGAAAGAAGATTCTCAATTAACCTAGATGAAGCCGTTGCAGAGCAATGGCAACAGACATACGGATAGGAACTAACATGTCAGAACCTAGAACTAGTGGTGGCTTGGGCTCTGATGGCGCTGCTAATGTCAACCCTGTTAACCGCATGACTCCTGAAGCACAACGCATAGTAGATGACTTACCTAGAAGCATGGGTTGGACTAAAGGCAAAGGGATTGCTGAAGATAAAACAAAAGAAATAAAAAGAATTAAGACTGCGCCATTCCCACTTAAAGGTGGCGGAATTAGCGGACCATACGGAATAAAGAATCGATAGGATATAATGGCACTTACAATTGAACAGATTGCTGCGCGAGTTGACTCGCTACGCTATCGTAACTCAGATAGGGATGCTCGTAATCAAGACGTCCTTTCTGTCCGTAAAGGTCAGATTGCTAGCGTGTATCCTGACTTCTTTCCAAATGGAGTAGATGCAAATGTCGTTGCAAATTTTATTGATATTGTTGCGAGAGACTTATCTGAAGTTATGGCGCCTTTGCCTGCAATCAACTGTTCCGCGGCGAATCAGACTTCTGACAGGGCTCGCAGTTTTGCTGACAAGCGTACTCGCATTGCAAGCAATTACTTTGCTCATTCGGACATGTCTGTACAGATGTACTCGGGAGCGGACTGGTATCTAACCTACGGCTTCCTGCCATTTGTTATTGAGTTAGATGAAGAAGCTAATTTACCTCGTATCCGTCTAGAGAATCCAATTGGCTCCTATCCAGACTTTGATAGATACGGAAGATGCGTAGCATTTGCTAAGCGTTACTCAATGACCCTCGGCGAACTTGTTGCCCAATTCCCAGAGTATGAGCGTGCGCTCCTTGGTGGACTTGGATACAAGCAAGACTTAAACTCTCTTATCGAGATGGTTCGTTACTATGATAAAGACCAATCAGTAATCTATCTACCAGATAAAAATAATCTTCTATTATCTCAAGCTAAGAATCCTCTTGGTAAGATGATGATTGTAGTAGCCCGCAAACCATCTATTGATGGTGAGATGCGTGGACAGTTTGATGACATATTAGGTATTCAGTTGCTACGCAACCGCTTTGCACTCCTTGCCATGGAGGCAGCAGAGAAATCCGTACAGGCTCCTATTGTACTTCCACAAGATGTACAAGAGCTACAGCTTGGTGGTGATGCGGTTATCCGCACATCCAACCCAGCAGGTGTACGTCGTGTAGAACTTACCCTGCCACAAGGCGCATTCACAGAGCAGACTCTGCTTAATCAAGAAATGCGTGTAGGCGCTCGTTATCCTGAGGGACGCACAGGTAACATTAATGCATCGATTGTCACGGGTCAGGGCGTCCAGGCTCTCATGGGTGCCTTCGATACCCAGGTCAAATCTGCACAAGCAATCTTTGCTAGCGCCCTCCGTGACGTCATTCAGCTTTGCTTCCAGGTAGATGAGACTATCTTCCCAGAAGAAAAGACAATTCGTGGCGTAGATGCTGGTGCTCCTTACGAGATTACATATTCTCCTAAGAAGGACATTAAGAACGACTACTCAGCAGATGTACGTTATGGTATGCTTGCTGGTTTGAATCCAGCTCAAGGTTTGATATTCATGCTACAAGCACTTGGTGGTAAATTAATCTCCAAGGATATGGCAATGCGTGAACTACCATTCACTGTTAACGTAAGTCAAGAAGTTGAGAAGATTGAAATTGAAGATATGCGTGCAGCTCTTCTTGGTTCACTACAAGCCTACACTCAAGCAATACCACAGATTGCCGCAGGCGGCGGCGATGCAAGTCAGATAGTATCTAAGATTGCACAGGTTATTAGAGCTCGCCAAAAAGGACAAGCGATAGAGGATGCGATTGAAGAAATCTTCGCACCTGTCGAACAGGTTCCTCCTGCTGGTGCCCCGATGGTTGAGCAACCGTCCCCTGCTCCCGCTGGCGCCCCAGTAGGAGGCGCTATTCCTATAGAGCCAGAAGCAGGCGGACCTCCAGATATTATGAGTCTTCTTTCAGGATTAACATCAGGTGGAGAAGCTAACGCAAGCGTAAGAACTATTCGCCGAAGATAATCTAGGAGGGGACAATGACAACGATTATTGGAGTTGAATATAAAGATAAATCTGTCATTGTTGCTGACAGTCGCATTACAGATGATAGTGGGAAATCTTACTCACATCCATTTATGCGTAAGATTACATTACGTGGTGCGTTACTAATAGCAGGAGCAGGAGAAGTATCACCCTGCGACATTGCCCAGAACATTTGGATTCCACCAGTATTCTCAGCGAAAGACAAGAAAGATGTTTATCGCTACATGATAGTCAAGGCTATGCCTTCTCTTCGTAAGTGTCTTACGGATAATGGTTATAACTTTGATGAGCCTCACGATAAGAATAAAGATGGATTAAGATTTCAATTTCTCATCGCAGTAGGTGGTGAGCTATTTGATGTTGACCAAGATTTGGCGGTAATGAAAAGTGAAGAAGGATTCTACGCAATCGGAAGCGGTGGCTCTTACGCTCTTGGAGCGCTTTACGCGGGTAGTGATGTCATCACTGCAATGGAAGTGGCTGCACGAATTAGTGTATACACAGCACCACCGTACCAAGTAGAAGAGCAACTCAAATGAGTAAGTTTACCCAAGCCGTTGATAAGGCTATGAGAGTACTTGCTGAAGAGTTAGAAGATTCAGAAAGTCAGATATGTACTGGTTGGGTATTAGTAAGTGAGTGGAGTGACTATGAAGGCACACGCTATCTTATGACAGATGTAAGTGAAAACATGAATCCTTGGTTAGCCAAGGGTATGCTGTTATCAGCAGAAGAATATTCTTATAGTCCTGAGGAGGATACAAATGGCCGTTGAAAATCGTGGCGGTAGACGCCCTACAGCGCCTCAGTATAATCCAAATATAATTTCGCCTATGGGTGGTAGTGGACAAAGTGGCAAGAAAGCTCAAAAGGCTATGCAATTGCGTCCATCAGGTGGTGGAGCTTCTGGTGCTACCAAGGCTCTAACAGACCAAATCAGCCAAGGTGGCTTCGTGAAAGGCACAGCGCCAGCTGTAGCTAACGTAAGCGCTCCTCAAAATAGAGCGGTAACTCTTGGCCGAGGCACACCAACAATTCCAATTACTGCTGAAACAATGAATCGTGAAGAATCTATTATGTCTGGAACTTCATTACCTGGCGGTCCTGGTCCTGAAGCATTGATGCTTCCACCTCAGCCAGAGGGTGATGTAAAATTTAATTCATCTATTCAATCATACGCACAACCTTTAGAATATATTGCGAGCCTACCTAACACATCACAGGAGACGCGTGAGGTAATTGCTCTACTCTTGCGCAATACTGCCGAATGAGTGTATGGGATAACCTTGGTCGTTTCAATAAAGGCATGCAAGACTGG